AAGTAAACCTCATCAGAGGCGCTGACCAAATTGTTTTTGCTTTTGATAACGATGACGCTGGTCGTATTGCGTCTCAAAAAATGCTTGAGTTGACTGTGTCATTAAGTTTTGAGTGTTGGTTTTTTAATTACACCGAGACAGCTATGAAGGATGTAGGTGGCATGAGCAAGTCTGAAATTTTAATTGGACTAGATACAGCAAAACATTCTTTGCACGGACTTAAGGCTTTAACATGACCTTTAAAGGAACTTTACTACCCTATCAACCAGAAGCCGTTGACAGCATGTGCGAGCGCAAAAAAATGTTAGTTGCTTATGATTTAGGTCTTGGCAAAACTATTATGACAATTGCTGCTTTAGAACGACTAATGGATGAAGGCAAGGTTACAGAGCCTGGAATTATTGTTTGTTTGTCTAGCATTAAATATCAATGGGCTAATCAGATAAAAAAATTTACTGAGGGAACTTCTAATTCTATTGTTATAGATGGAACCCCAAAACAACGTGAAGCTCAGTACAACAAAGTTTATCGTTGGCAGGACACAAAAATAGATTATGTAATACTTAACTATGAACAAGTTGTAAATGATTGGAAATTTATACAGAAGCTTCCTAAAGGATTTGTTGTACTTGATGAAGCCACTGCTATTAAATCTTTTAGGTCTAAAAGGTCTAAGGCAGTAAAAAAACTGTCTGACGCTACTTACAAGTTTGCTTTAACAGGAACCCCGATTGAAAACGGCAAACCTGAAGAATTATTTAGTATTATGCAGTTTGTAGACCAGTCTGTTCTAGGGCGGTTTGACATTTTTGATACCGCTTTTATAGTTAGAAATACCTGGGGTGGTGTAGATAGGTACAGAAATTTAGAAACGCTTCATAAAAAACTTAAAGAAGCATGTGTGCGTAAATCTCAAAAAGACCCTGACGTTGCTCCCTATTTACCAGAAGCTTTGTATAAAGAGCCCCTTCAAGTAGTCTTAGATAGAAAATCAGCAAAACTGTATTCTAGAATTATTTCAGACCTCCTATTAGATTTAGATGATGCTCAAGCTTTGTTTGGCTCTAACTTTAACATTCTTGCCCACTACGGATACGAAAACCAGTGGAACCAAGGAGATGAGCTTCAAGGAAAGATAATGGCTAAAATAGGATGTTTAAAGATGCTGTGTTGCTCCCCCAACTTACTTAAATCAAGCTCCAATAAGTTTAAACTGGCTAAAGGCGAGGGGTCAGCCTATGCGGCTCAACTTGATGATGAAGGGCTTTTAGATGCCATGCCCGACACCAAACTAGACGTTTTAATTAACTACTCCAAAGACTTTTTAGACCAAGACGACTCAAACAAACTTGTTATCTTTTGTACTTACGTAGAGATGCTTGACAAGATAATTGATAGGCTTGGTCCTGATATTTGTCGGGTTTATTCAGGACAGATAGACTCAAAGACTAAGGAGAAGCATAAAGTTGAATTTAATACTTCTTCTGATGTTAGGGTTCTCGTTAGCTCTGACGCTGGGGGCTATGGCGTTGACCTTCCAGCTGCTAACCTTCTTATCAACTACGACCTTCCCTGGTCTTCTGGCTTGGCTATTCAGCGAAACGGGAGAATTAACAGAGCCTCTTCAGAATGGTCCACGATTGTGATTCAAGACGTTCTTGTTAGTGGCTCTATTGAAGTTAGACAATATGAGGCCCTACAACAAAAAAACGCTGTTGCTTCCGCTGTTTTAGACGGTACAGGAATAAACGATAAAGGTGGGGTTGATTTGACTATCGGTAGTCTAAAAAAGTTTTTATTAGACAGTTCGGTGTAGACTAGCCCTATGCCTACCTATGAGTTTCGTTGCGGGTCTTGTGAGACCTATGGGACCGCACAATTTTCTTTTGAACAAGACGCTAGTATGAGCTGTCCAAGATGCCATATTCCGATGTCTAAAATCTACTCCGCGCCTGGTTTGGTATTTAAAGGTGGCGGTTGGGGCGGAAAATAGGGTTTTAACTCTGTTAAAATAGTTTAATGCCAAATGCACCTAAAACCCCAACGCGTACTATCCGCGTATCTGACGAGCTGTGGACAGCTGTCCAGAAGAAGGCTGCCCTAGAAGAGGTTACAGTCACCAGCGTTATTATAAAAGCCCTCCAAGACTATATTGAGGTTGACAAGTAGTAGTTACCTGATTAAGTTTGTGCTTACCTAATAGGAGGTACAAATGCCAGATAACACGGTAAATGTTTTACTTGATGAACAGTTAGAAATAGTAAAAGGTGAAGTACGTCAGTACGTAGCCCTTAAAGACCAGATAGATACCCTAAACAAAAGAAAAGACGACATTAAAGGTCGTATCTTTGCTGTTGCCGAAAACTATGGAGAACCCACAGATAAAGGCCACATTGTTTTTCCTGTTAACGAAGAAACTACAGGAACCAAATCAATTGTTAAACAACGACGTGCTTCTAAAGTATTTAATGAAGAAAGAGCAGATGTTGTGCTTTCTTCTAAATCCTTAAAGGAACGCTGTGTTAAAACTGTTGAAATTCTAGATGAAGATGCCATCATGGCCGCATACTATGAAGGCCTGCTTACTGACGCTGACATTGACTCAATGTTTCCAGAAAAGGTTACTTGGGCTTTAATTTTGGAGAAGTAGATTGGCTAAAGATTTTTTTGAAGAAACGTTTAGCGAATTGGATACGTTCTATCCAGGAAGCAAACGTAAACGTCGTAAATCAAAATTAGAAAAGCCCACGGTAGAAGTTGTGCCTTGGGAAGACGAATTCTTTGAGAAATTCATAAACGGACAAAAAGTAAAACTATATACATTAGGGTCTTTAGCTAAAGCCATAAACCGCTCACCTAAAACCTTGCGTAAATGGATGGAACAAGGTAAGTTTCCACAATCACCTTACCGAATGCCAGACACTGTAGGTAAAAATGGAAAAACCTACGTTGGGAGAAGGCTATACAGTAAAGCGATGGTGGATGCCGTGGTAAAAATATTTGCCTCGGCTGGACTACTACACGCGGATAGAGTAGAATTATCTACGCACCGGAATCTTGGAGACAAGATAACCGAGGTGTGGAATGAAATCCGCACAACCGAAACTAACTAAGGAGAAATGCCAAATGGCTATTCAACAAACTGCCCCAGATGCTAATGCTTATGTGGCCGAACAATCAATTGATGAGCGTCCTGCTCAATCAACTACAAAAACCCCTTCTGATGATGTTGTTTTATCAGGCTGGGACGCTGCTGAAAAACTAACTACTGCTATGGGAGATTTTCCTGTAGAGACACGTTTAATTGAAAACGAATTTCAAGTTTTTAAATTCTTGGACCAAGAAGGTCCGTTTGCTATTTATAAGCAACACTTCCTTAATCAAAAAACTTCAGGAAAGCGTTCATACGTTTCTCTTGGGGCTAACGACCCACTATGTGTAAAGCTAAACAGTAAGCCAGAAAACAAGAGAGCATTTTCTGTTGTTAACTTTAGTGCTGAAGAAGGACCACAGCGTCAAATGTTAATTGCAGGGTCTCGTTTGTATCAAGCTTTACATGCTGCTCACTTTTCACCACAAGGTCCACTCACAAAGGGTTACTGGGCAATTTCTCGCACAGGAAAAATGGCTGCAACTGTTTACACCATCACCCCTATTAAAGAACGTGATTTAGAAGAAGACTGGAAGATTAATCCAGAGACTGCTGCTGCCGTTGTTGAAAACACACAACCATATACCGCTGATGCAATTCGTAAACCAACTTGGGAAGAGTTGGACGAAATTGCTAACGCACTTCTGTAAAAACTAAATCACTTACTACTTGGTAGCAAGATAGGCCGTTCCCTATCTTGCTACCAATAAAGGACCCACTATATGAATATAATTACTACATCTGATGGTTTACGAGAGATGGTTGACTATTACCTAACTCAAGACTCGTTTGCTTTTGATGTGGAAACTGTGGGGCCAAAAAGAGGTTTAACTCCAGTCAACGAGGTACTCTGGATTACTTTTGCAACTTATGGTCGTTGTGATGTCATTCCAATGGGTCATCCAAATGGAGAATTTATTGAAGAAGTGTTTCCTCTTACGGGACAAGGAGAGGTTAGAAAACAGCAGGGTTTGGCGCTAAGGCTTAGCGACTACTCACGGGATAGTAAGAAGGCCACCAAAGTATTTGGTCCAGCGCCAGACCAGCTGTTTCCTAATGAGGTATTTTCTGCCTTAGAACCCTTGTTATTTGATGATAGTAAATTAACTATAGGTCATAACTTAGTATTTGATTTAACCTCTATTGCTAAGTACTACAAAGGTCGTATCCCTGAAGCGCCTTACTTTGACACTATGGTTGCTTCTTTTATTGTAGACAACAGAAATAAAAATAAATGTGGTTTAGATGATTGTTTAAAAAGAGAATTTAATTATGAGATGGTTAAAGGTGTAGGAAAAGAAGTTGAAAATTATTCGTTTGAAGAAGTGGCTAAGTACGCGTATTTAGATGCTAAGTACACGTTTTTACTATGGAAGACGTTATATCCCAGAATAGAGGCTGCTGACCTAACTAAAGTATTTACTTTAGAAATGGATGTGCTTAGAGTTTTGTGTGACATGAAATTAACTGGAGCTGTAATTGACGTAGATGCCTTATCTTCTTTACACGCTTCTTTAGAAA